CCTAAACACACTGAAACGTATATTAATTACAGGATACCCTCATAATGCCCTCTATAATGACCTTAGAAGCGTTTAACGAGTTAGCCGCTACCCTATCCATTACTTCTAAAAACGAAGTCTACATCGGCCTTAATGGAGGGCGAGGGCCTAGTCAGTATTATAAGCTAGACCCCTTAACGTCAAACTTAATTTATATAGAAGGGCCCATGCCTGAACTAGAAAAAGAGATGGCACAATATCAATTTAAAGAAGAGGTAAATACACTATGAAAAATCACAATTTAAACGACTATAGCGCAGGTGATGTAGTAAAATTAGAATACGGCAATAATCCCTATGGTATAATAGGGTCGATAAACAGAGACACGGGCCAAGTGCTAGTTAGATTTTCTAGTGGCCCTAAAGTCTATAAATTCACAAGCTTAGAAGTGGTGGTAAAAAATGCTTAAAATTAAACAATGGATTAAGACAATAGACCCTGAAGAGGTATTATTGTTCATTACAGGTGGCGTACTTTGGTTCGCTTTAATTACAGGGGTATTAATGGGGTGGTCGATATGAAAAAAACCATATTAAAAGACAGTGCGTTTAGACGCTTAATAAAGCCTTCTAATGAGGATTCATTTTACTGGTATATAGCAGGTCTGCTAGACTCCAAAGTCTACTCCACCACCGACTATATCGCCTTATGCCGCTATCAAAGCATAGGGTATAAGAAACGTATGAAATTAAGACAAGGCATGGGGTATTAAAATGGTCATAAAAAAAGAGGTTATTAAAGAATATTCATATCAGGCCCTAGACCTATTACGGGTCAGTTATTGGCGCACTGAACGTAAGTTAAAAGCATCACCTGAAGACAAGGCTATTGCAGATGAGTTACTACAAATAACCAAAGCTATTGATATGTCTTCAAAATTAGTGGATCAGATAGAACGCATACCAACTGAGAGGATAGAATAAAATGTTAAAATTTAAAATTGATCGTGAAACGGGCGATGTTATATTAGTTTCAGAGCAAGGTAAAATAGTAATAGATGAGCAGGAAAGGGATTACTTACTAGACCAGTTGAGGTACGCTAGACAGGACGAAACACAAGGCCAGAGTAGTGATATATACGAGACTAAAGAGGCTCTAAAGAGTAAATTAGCATTACATGAGCTATATCAGGATCAGGAATACTGGTCTAATAAATGGTACAATACAAATGCAAAATCCATGTATGAGTATGTAAATTTCCATACCGCAGATAAGGCTAGGGATGCTGCTATTAAGTCGGGCTTAGATTTAGACGACTTATTATTGTTCTAAACCATTAGAGGTAAATACACTATGAAATGCAAATCATGTGACAGGCTATTACTAGATGATGAGGATATTGAATTGTGCAGAAAATGTCTAAAACAAGACGCACAATTTTATGACGATGATGACAGTATTGATGAGGATGAAATGCTAGACGATACTATTGAAATAGAACTTTACACCGAAATTACAGAATCAGACTATTTATTAATGGAATGATATATGCTAAACTCAAAATAGTTCCTTAGCACTTAGGCACTCTTCAGTATTAAACTTTATTATAATCCTTAAATAATTATAAAGAAGTTTCACCGAAGAGCAGCTAGGGCCTATTGTATGGTAGATACCCATACGGTATAATAAATCATAGGTTTTCAGACCTATAAAACGTAATCTAAAAAAGAGTAATTAATTATGAGTCTATCAGTAACAGAAGGTTATATCGCATTTAGTCATGTCTTAACAGAAGACCAGTATCAGGGTCAGGACGTTGGATATAATGTTACATTGTGTATGGATGCAGAAGAGGCTGCTAAGTTATCGGCTTTAGACGTTATCATTAAAGACTATCAGGGTGTGGCACAACGAAAGTTTAAGTCTGGATATAGTATTGATGTCTTGGACGATAACGGTCAGGCTATGTCTATGACTGAAGAGTTACCGCGAGGTACTAAAGTAAGAGTGCAGTGGAAACATGGTAATATCCACCCTCAGCATGGATTAGCTACATACGCTAATCGAATTAAAGTGCTGGAGATGGGGACAGGTGATATTCCATTGGCATTTGACAGCGCTGAAGAGACTACCGACTTCTAGCGTGAGGTAAATACACGATTTACGGTCGTGTGGAGTTACCCGACAAACATCCTGAGTAAGATGTAAAACTGCTTTTTTTTGTCTCTAAAGGAAAGTGAAAATGCAAACAATCATAACAACTAAAGAACAAATAAAACGGGCACAAGATATGTCTGAAGAGATGGGTGTCTTAAAGAACTCTATAACGCGAGGTAAGGGCAATGTAATCGGTTTTCTAGGAGAGGTGGTACTATCAGACCACTTAGGCTGGAAACAGGCTAATACCTACGATTACGACCTCATAATGCAAGACGGATCTACAGTGGATGTTAAGTCTAAACAATGCAGGTCTATTCCACAGCCTCATTATGAATGTTCAGTAAATGCAATCAACACAAAACAGAATTGTGACTATTACGCATTTACCCGTATAAAGAGTGACTTGTCAGTTCTATACTTTGCAGGGGTTATCCCTAAAGAGTTATATTACACATTGGCAGTTAAGAAGTTTAAAGATGATGTAGATCCATCAAACGGGTTTATGTTTAGAAGTGACTGCTACAACTTAGCATTGTCACAATTAGATGATTTAAAGGAGTAAGTAATTATGGTTAGTCAATACACGTTTGATTTAGAAGTCGAGTCATGGGAACTGAGAGTAGTTGTTTCTGTAAGTGGTGGCTATATTCCAGCTAGTATGGAAGAGCCAGCCGAGTGTCCTGAAGTAGAATGGTACATCGAAAAAGTATTGAGCATAGGGTCGTTTGATGATATTGACGATGATGATATTCTGACCGCAGTATGTAATGAACTAGATGATTTAAAGGGGTAACGTATGTTTATAGGTATGATGTTAATTAGTGCAATGTTCACGTTAGATAATCCTGAGTTTGTCAGTGCTGTTAAGGCTGACTTGGCAGCAGGTAAATCATGGACGTATGTAGGTTCACAGCCACCACCTGAAAATGGTGTAGCTATCCCAGTGTCTAGCCTAACGACAGGTGAAGACATCGTATTGTTTGTAACTAAGTAGAGGATAATAAAATGAATATATATGATTTAAGAGATGTAGTAATAGACGGTATTTGCATGGATGATTATCCAGACTTTGTAGATGCTTATATTTCAGAAGCAACAGACGCTAACGGGAATCCATTATCGGATGATCAGTTAGAAGAGTTAACCAATGACAACTCAGAGTTTGTACAGCAAATGGCACACGATGAAGTCATGGGGAGGGGCTAGATGAAACGATTATTGACATTACTTATGGTAGTCTATTTAGCTGGCTGTGGCACACTGCCTCAGAACGATTATAAGAAAGTGTGGTGTGATGAGTTATACACTCACAACGAAGCTACATGGGGCCCTGAAGAGGTACAGGCAGCAGCCCTATGTGCCAAAGAGGATATGATATGAATACAATCAAAGATGATCCCGTAGAGGATGCTCGCATTAAGTATGAAAAAGCCTACAGGAAAAGCACTATCGAACCTAAAGAGATGGACGCTAACCTCAACCTATTATATGAAGACTATATGAACAAAGTATTGGAGCAATTAGATTATGAGCTTAATATTCAAACCAAAGATTCCTGCAAGTTTCAGAACTGAAGAAATCAAACCTAAAGAAGAGAATAAAAAACTCAGAGGCCCTCAAGTGTATTGGTCGTCTTATGAATTAGACAAACTGGTAGCCTTACGAGTTTTAGGAGTTTCTTACTTAAACTGCGCCAAGTTATTACATAGGGGCCAGAGTGCTATCGTTTCAGCTATCGCATACAATGATTTGTACGGTAAAATTGATAGTCAAAGAAAAGAAAAAATAAACCAAGTAATGAGAGCCTTATAAACATGACTGAATTAATGATTAAGACATTGAAAAATAAATCACTAAAGGAAAAGATTGCAGAGTCTAAAGCCCGTACTAAGATCGAAACGGAAATAACAAACTATGAAGAGGGTGTTAGAAGAGGTGGTCAGTTTGTAGCATACAATGAGGATATGATAGCTAAGTTAAAGCTTAGGCTGGAGGATCTATGAACCTAACAGATCAGCAGATCGAAGAGTTGGTAATATCTGAGTTAAAGAATTACTATAACGTCCTAGACCATGCGGTAGAGGATAGAGGGTGGTATCCGACCACTAAGGAAAGGGATAACGACAGAGTTACCCTAGCAGCAATCATTAACTTATTGACACACTACCTAACAAAAGAGGATCACGATAAATGGCTATCAACTATTCGGCAGGTAACTCAGAAGTAGACAGTAGAGGCCCATGCTCTAAGTGTGGATCTAAAGATAATTTAGTTAAGTATAAAGATGGTCACGCTACCTGCTACTCTGTAGGCTGTGGTCACTTCATTAAAGCAGGGGAATCAATGCACAATCAATCAACAGTAGTTCCTACACCTCCGCGTAAAGAGGTAAAGCAGGAGGATCTAATCAAAGGCACTAGGGGCTCTATACCAGATCGCAGGTTATCCCAAGATATTTTAGACAAGTTTGGCGTTACGATAGAGTATGACGCTAAAGGAGATATCACTAAACACCACTACCCGTACTACAACAGCGACAATAAGATTGTGGCCTTGAAGACAAGGGTAACTAAGTATAAGCAATTCTTTTGCAGTGGTAATCTAGGGGATGCAGGACTGTTCGGTCAGAATGTATTTGAGGGTCGTGCTGGTGGACGCTATATAACGGTCACTGAAGGTGAGCTAGACGCACTGGCAGTTAGCTCTATGTTTCACGGTAAATGGCCTGTAGTGAGCTTAAAGAACGGCTCAGGTAGTGCGGTGAAGGGGATCAAAGAATCACTTGAGTTTCTGGAGTCGTTTGATAGTGTCATACTGTGTATGGATCAAGATGATGCAGGACTAGACGCGACTAAGAATATCGTAGACTTATTCTCACCTAACAAAGTCAAAGTAATGCAGATGCCTTTTAAAGATGCTTCCGAGATGTTGACGAGAGGTAAAGTAAAAGAGTTTACCGAGTGCTGGTGGTCTGCTAAACCTCATCGACCTGCTGGTGTAGTCTCTTTGTCTGATGTAGGTAACTGGGATCTATTCGTAAAGCGAGGTACTGAAGAAGTCACGCCACTACCTAAAGCATTCGGTTCATTAAACGCCATGATGAATGGCGGTATTGCGGCTGGTGAAATTACTGTACTAGGGGCGTTAACGTCTATCGGTAAGAGTACCGTAGTGTATAACCTAGTCTACGATATGCTGATGGAGTCTAATAAGCGTATAGGCTGTATT